ACAATTAGGCACGGATCTAGTGTACATCTTAATTTTGTTGGCGTTAACGGAATGTAATTTATAATATTTGCAGTTGTAGCTTCTGCAACCGTACGAGTAAAATTAAAAGTTTGATCAAAGTAGTTATGAATTTTTGGATTAAACCATTTTTCGACTGGCACTATAAAACCGCTTGCACCATAGTTTTGCACACCGTTATTTCCAATTAAATTTTGCTCGTAATTCCATCGATAACCCAAAGTGCAAAAGAAAGTGTTTGTGTAACGGCTTGTTTGGCTGCCGTCAAAATTAGTCAATGTTATTTTAGCTTGTAAAAATACGCCTTGGTTTGTAATTGCAGCGGGTGCGGCTCGGTTATATCCAAACTTTGGTTTTATAAATGGTTTAATGTTTTGAGATAATTCAACGTGAATATATTCGTCTTTCTGGCTAACTTTGTTTTTAAACAACCCTTTCCCTGTTGGCTGGTTGATGACTTTATTTTGAGAACCATCCCAAATATATAAGTCAATAAAAATAGATTTTGTTTGCAAAGTTGCTGGCTCTCTTACAAATACCAAATCATTAACAAATAATATTTTGCTTTCGTTGTCGATTGGTGTGCGAACATCTAACGGTAAGTTTGGTGGAATTGGTGCAACTTCTGGTACGGTAACGTTTGTGATTGTAAATATAAAACCAATTGTGATTTCAACGTTATTTGCGTTAAAACCTTTGTAATCTGTGATATTTATATTTGCTAGTTTGCCTTGAAAACTAAAAGATCCTACTCCCGTAACTTGCGCCGTAAATAAATTACTATCAAATAAAGCATTTGTTACAAAATACGCGTTCCATGCTGAAACACTTATAGAGCCGCCACTTTGATTTATTACTGTTATTTGATTTGGAATATTTGTAATAGTATCGGTATAATAAATAACATACCTGCTTAAAGAGCTAACTGGTATAATGCTACTAATTGCTATTTTTTTAACTATCATAATTTTGCGTTATTTGGTCTACTATTTCTTTGACTACTAAATTTATTGTTTCGTCTACATTATTATTTATTGCAACTTCCAACTCGTTTGGGTTCTGAAATCTACCATAAAAGACTTGTGCAACCGTCAAAACGGTATCTGGTTTTACCATATAATTTACAGAATCCCTTAAACGTCCCGTATCTACTCTAGAGTTATTTCTAGCTTGCTGAAAAACCTTTTCACCTAGTTCGTTTAATTGCGCCTTAATTATTTTGTCTGCATCAATCTGCTGTCTAGTCCTTCTTTTTGCCACGGATTCTGTTTAATAATGAGGTAACCGCTGTCGTGCTACTTCTAGTTATTGAATCAATTATTTTCCTAGTTGAATTTCTGCCTGTTTGAGTTACTCCAACTTCAAAAGTGCCACCGCCAAATTCAGTGTAGATAATTTTCCACTTGACCCCCGACGGCATTAACCGCCTTGCATTTGCTTCTAGCTTTGAATTTTTTCCAAACTGTCCGTAATAAAGCATTCTAAAAATAACCTGCTCCTTTACATAAGTGAACGAGATAGACCGTTTTAACGCTCCAGTGTCAACTCTTGCACTAGACTTTGATTGGTCTATTATACTTTGAGCAACGGCTCGAATGCCTGCTTCATCTAGCATCCTGACCCTAAATTTGCCATCGCTAAATCAATTGTAATTTGATGACCGTCTAAACTATTTTTATGATACCTTTTAGATGCCGAATTTGAAAACAATTGTATATTATATATAAAGTTATTACTTCTCATTTGGTTCAAAAACTTTGTAATTACTGCCGATGTTTCTCCTAAATTGTCAATTAAATTCGTATCTAATTGTAATTTACTATCGGTCTTTTGCGGGCGTATATCTCGCTGCTGAACCACAGTAATTAAATACGTTGCAATAATCACATCCTCTCTAGTTTCATTTTCCAAATAGTCAATGTTGACCAAACAATAGATGTTCTCTTTGTTATTGTCCAGGTGCTTTGTTTCGACTAAAGAAATAGTGTTAACCAAATCGTTTTCTTGGAAATTGTCAACTAAAAAATTAGTTAAAAAAAATAGTTCGTTCATAATTTAATCTTCTTTTAAAACGTTTTTCTTAAACTCTTTTTCTAAAATTTCAAAATTGCTTGAAGGAAACTTCTTGTCAGATAACATACTCATAATTATTTTATTTTAAACCAATTAACAAAAATGCAATATTGCCAATTTCGGCTACTAAAAATCCTAATTCTTTAAAAAAATATTTCATAATTATTTTATTTTAAATTTTCCACCGTTCTTTTTCTAAGCAAATATTCCGACCAAAATAAAAAGTATTTAGTTTCATAAGTAAAAATTACTTTCGGACTAACCGCCTCAAAGATAGCACAAAGATAAACCATTTCGGTGTACCCACCGTATGTTAGTGAAAAGTTTTCACGCTCCATACTTCCTTGCGTTATTTCGCTTGTGTTTGCAAACTGTGGGGGGGTATAGATCCATGGAAAACTAGATTTAACCTCGTCTGCTTCTTGAATATATAAAGCAATCGTATAACGCTGCACGAACTCTGGAATAGTCAAAAACCAAAGGAGTGGCGTTACGGTCGCCTTTATAAATGCTTTGTCATCCTCATCTTTAATGAATGTTTCAAGATCGATAAACCTTCCTACGTTTTTAAAAGTTACGTCAATTTTAAAGAATATTTTGATAATCAAAAATAACCTTAAGCTTCTCAATGTTTGTTTCTGCATCTCCAAATAATTCTTTTAAAGTTTCTTTTTTCTTTAGTTCCTTTTTGTCTAGCTTTCGATATTCGGTTTTCAAATAAGGGAAAAATCTACGTAAATGTAATTTATGTGTTGTCATAATTTATTTAAAGTTATTATAATCTATTAATTTTAGTTCTGCAATTGTTTTTTCAATTTCTCCACTATCAGCACATGCCAAGTCATCAAAAGAATATTTAAAACTATCAAATCTAAAAATATTATGATTTCTGTAAATATGATAATCCTTTGCTTCTAGCCACTCATAAAAGTCTGACCAAGTTAATTTAATTTTGTTTAAAATTGCGTGTTCTACTTTTAAAATTATTGTCATAATGGCATTGGTGTTTTGCGTGATATTTTAATAATAGCTGCATATCTAAAAGCATCTATTGCGTGATTGTATTGATCTATTGGTTCGTCCTTTTTATTGTCCGACCATTTGTAATTATTTAATTCAAAGATAAGATTTTTTGAACACGCTGTTACAATTAACTCATAATTTAAAATGCTCATTATGGAATCCCTAATTTTTGGCTTTTCGCACGGCTTAATATTCAATCCTCTATTTGCCAAATCTTTTATAAACATTTTTGCCTGACTGTCACACCATATACGGCCAGTTCCTACAATTGGTTTGATTGCGTCTACAATTGTATCAGGAATTTGATTTGATTTGTAAAAAATTTCTTGCAAGTATATTTTCTTTTGCTTTTTGTCAACCGATACTTTGACAACTGCCGTACTATCATTGTAGCCTACGTCCATACCAAATGTATCTTCGTATTCATTTGAAACAAATTCCCCAATTTCATAATCAAATACTACGCCTTCTGCTGTGTCCCTGAATGCCCCTAAAACAATATTCTTGTACTCTTTATACCCTTTGATTATTTTCTTGCTTAAATCGGATCGTTTGTCTTTTTCAGTAGACAAATATAATTCATAAAGCAAACGTAAACTTTCGTAATCGTCCCAATTTGAGGGCGACATATTTTCTTTGCCGTTGTCTAAATAGTTTGTATGAATGTACATTATTTTGCCTACAACCCCGTTAAATCCTTCTGGCATTGTTTTATACCATTGTTTGTACATCCAGTGCGCTTTTGTCGGTGGGTTAAATACAATCATTGAAAGTCCCTGTACATCTGTTGCACGAACGGAACGTTTAACTTTTTTCCATTCTTCGTAGTTGGTAAGTTCTTCGCCTTCCTCTGTTATAAACATTGAGTAATCCTCAAGGGATTTTAGCTTTGCAGTTTGAGTTCCTACACTTGTTTTCTGACCCGTGATAGAGATTAAACCTTTATTGTGTTTGGTTTTGTAGTCATTGTTAGCGAATGTAAATTCGTCTTCAACTCCTAGCAATTCCATACGGTTATCTAATGCTAAAGTAATTGAACGGTCAGTTGAAGACATTGTTTGTCTAGTAAATAAAATACGGTGGTTATAATCGGCCGCGGCCAAAGGAACAAAGCAAGTAACGGCAAATGTTTTTCCGCTGTCCCGACCACCTGAAATAAGAATGGTATCTACTTCTGGATAGATACCATTTAAAAGTTCAAATAAGGGATAATATTTTTCTGAAAAGGTTATCATTTTTTTACAAAGACAATAGGTTGCCTTACTGTAGTTTTAATCTCTCCTTGCATTTCAATTGCTTTTAAAGTTGGCAAACAGAATTTAGCAAGTTCAATTGTATATTTAATTCTTTCGACTTCTTTTAAACTATCAAAGTCGGCTTGTAGTTTTCCTAAATTATGTTCTACCAATAATTGAAAAGAATCACGTATTGCGTGAGTGTTTTTATTTGGCACGCCCGCTTTTCTTCCTGCCTTTTCTGGTCTGTTTTCTCCTTCTTTAAACGCCATGTTACTCTATGTTAGTTAATCGCATTTTACAATTCTTCTGCTTACATAACCAGGCTCGTAAAACTCAAATAACAATTTGCCGTTATCTTTACAATCTTCCCCGTAATAGTAAGTTTCCCCGTTAGGTACATCGTTAACCGTTGTAATCGCATTACAATCACATTCCGTCTTTGTATCTTCTGCTGTGCAGCTACTTAAAGCAATTGCACAAATTAATAATAGTTTTTTCATTATTTAAGTTTTTAATTTAAGCAAATATAGTGAATTATTTATTAAGTTTTATTGTATTATTTTTCATCGTTATGCAAGTCTAGCCAATAATTATAACCTTCGTCTGTAAATCGCCAATTAAAAGCCCAATTTAAATCATCAGTTGTTTTATCCCTTGGAAGTGTTTCTGCATTTCTCTGGTAATCTAGCGCCTTTTCTTTAATCTTTGGAGGTAGTTCTGATATTTTCATTTTTTATTAAATTTTGAATGATGGCTGCTTGTGATATGTTTTGATTTTCTGCTAATTGCTTTAACTTATCCCTACAATTTTTTGAAAGTCGGAATGTGGCTAAATGCTTTTCTGTTGGTTGTTTGGTCATTGATCCTTATTGGAATTATAAATTTAATGTCAATTCTTTGCCTGATAAAACTAAATATAAATTCTGCAATCTATGAACGGGAGTTTCTGAAATTCTAAGTTCAATTAAATCTCCAACATAAATCATATCATTATCTAAGGAAAAAGACATCGAGTAATCATCTGTAACCTGTAATCTATAATCACCTAACCATTTATTTAATTCACCACATAAAGTTGAAATTATACTTTCATTTAGTGGAATTGGGTCTAATTGAGTTGTGTTGTTTTTAAATTGATCTTTATCTTTATTTTCAGCATAAAAACAATCTTTTTGTATCTCAATAACTTTGTAGTATTCGCTACAAAATTTTACATAATTTCCTATTCTTAATTCGTTACCTAGCATAATTTTTAATTTTAAGAATAATAAGCAACTCGCTCCATTTGTCCATCGCTTTTAACAGCGTATCTTTGTGCAATAACAGTCCATAATGCAACTTCTTTGGAATCTCCTAATCTAACTAATGATTTTTGAGTGTTTAGTTCGCTTTCATTAAGTCCATTTAACAAGTTGCTAAATTGTGATTCTGTTGTTGCGTTTGCTTGTGTGTAGATTTCTTGAGTTGTCATAATTCCTATATTTTTATTTAGCTTTATTGCTGGTACAAATCTACAATATGTATTTACATTTTGAATACTTTTAAAGTGTTAAAGTTTGTTAAAGTTTAATTCCGTAATAAATCCAATCCAAATACTTTTGAATTTCTTTTCGCCGTTCGGGACTTGTGGATTGCTTTTC